AGGTTACAAAGGATGGCGTAACGCTCTTATATAGTTACGACACTATCGTGGGCTATGTAAAAAATGGTAGATGTGTATTAGTCAAGGGCAACACATACTCGCAAACAAGTGCCATACACATAGGCAAATACAGAGATGAGTTTGGGCTAGAACCAGACGACACTTTTATATATACAGCTTTTACGAGAAGAGCTGCTATTGATGGCGTAAATGTATATGGTGGATGGAATCATAACGAGGGAGCAGCAGGAAATTTACCCTGGTATTTAATAGCAGTAGCAAACTAATCTCCCTAGGTAAAAATAGAGCGTAGGAAACTACGCTCTATTTTTTTTATCTACCACTCATAATATATCCTTTAGTTTTTTCTATAAAGAAGACTGTATGAGTTTTTTGACAAACAGAACAAGTAGAACAGGACCTTGCGAATAATTAAAATAAGGTTTACATACTTTTAATTATGTCCTAGAATTAAACTATGGATTACATGGGAGTCAATAATATGATATACCAGGTTAGGAGTGTCAGCGTATATGGAGGTACGATGACATGGGAGTACGACAACGAGCATGACGCAAAATGCAAGGTTAGAGAACTCAAAGATTTTGGCAGTATGTTCATAGTTAAGCTCGTTGAGTTAGAGCTAGAACCAACTGCATAACAAAGAAAAATAAGGAGGGTTGTATGCCAAAAGCACACAATAAATTGTTTAACTGGTTTATGGACAAGCCATTGTTAGACGACTTAGATGAAGAATTGGAAGACATAAATGGTTTTCCAATTAAAAATGAGGAGGAATAATGCCACAACTATTAAATACTAGACTCGATAGACATATTGTATGGGATTCACAAGCAAGTAATAACGAACAATTTGCTATCTATAACAAGATAGAGTTTTGGCGTTGTGATGGATGTGGAGCAGAATATAGTTACCAATCAAATGCAGACTATAGAATCATAACTGATTTTAATTCTTTTGAAGGTAATCTATTATCACAATATTGTGCTAATAACTGCGAAGTACATTGGGAGATGGGCTAATGCCTAATATATTTAGCGAACCTAAAGAACTAAAAAAATGGGCTATAGCTTTAGCCAATGCGTGTGGTGGTCAAGAAGTGTCGCAGTCTAGTATTAAACTAAACAAACACAATGTGGCTAAAGTGGATAGTCTATTAGAACAATTTGCAGTGGATTACAATTTTCACATGCAAATTATGAATGAAGTAAGAGCAGAGCAAGACAAGGAGGTAAATATGCCAGGTCCAGATATGGATATTGAAATGGAACAAGGAAAAAAGGAGGAAGAATGATGTCTATACTTATAGGAATCTTAATTTTTAGTTGGGTATTTTCTGGCATTATGGCGGATAATTACGCATTAAGAAAAAGATTTAAAAGAGAGAAAAGATTAGCTGCTATTGATTTAGCAAGATACAACTTTGTTGTAGGTATGCTTGACATACATCAACAAAACGATTTAAAAGTTTATTTAGAAGAGGAGGCAATCAGCAATGTTACAAATAATTGATGGCGAAACTTATGTCAATGGAATCAAAATGGAAATAGGAACGATTCCAGTAGCAGACATAGCCAAAAATTTACACTATATAAATGAAGAAATAACTAAGAAACAAAACTCTGTTAATAGATTATTGGAGCAAAGAGATGAATTAATAGTTCATGCTTTTAAACATGATTTTTCTGCAATAACTTTGGCAAAGATTTTAAATCTTACAAGACAAAGAATTTACGATGTCTTGAACAAATTTGGCAAGGAGGGATAATGGCTAAATTTAATTTAGAAAATTATGAAACAGTAGAAGATAGACTAAAAAAATTTTGGAAGGATTTTCCAAAAGGTAGAATAGATTCTAATGTCGTTCATATTACAGACGATGGTACATGTGTAACTATTAGAACAAAAATTTACAAAGATATACAAGATACAAAACCAGTTACTACAGGTATTGCACAAGAAACCAAAGGTCAAGGTGGTTTCGCTAATGCTGACGCTTGGATGGAAAACTGCGAAACATCTTCTATAGGTAGAGCTTTAGCTAATTGGAATTACCAAGGTAGCACAAAACCAAGACCTAGCAGAGAAGAAATGTCTAAGGTCCAGGTAGAAAAAGTACCAGTAAAAAAACCTACAAAGGAAGAACAAGCAGCTATGGAAAAAGTAGTTGACAAAATGATAGAAGAACCTGCAAAAAATGTAGGTCAACAACTTAATAAGATTCTTGAAGGCATGATTGAAGATGAATCTACAAGAAATAAAATTAAGACTGATGTTTATTATGAGTTAGTTGAAAACAAATTAGCTGACGATGATATAAATAAATGGACACAAAAAAACATGGATGTATTCCTTACAAGAGTAGAAGACATGTTAAAAGATAATAGTAAAAAAACTGATGAACAAAAATTAGTTGAAGATGTTTTTGGTAATGTTGAAGACAACACCAGAAATTGTCCTGATTGTGGTGATTCACAGTGGATAGAGGACAACAGAGAAAAGAAGGCAAGTAATCCAGAAAAATTCGGTGCTATACCTTCTTGGACATGCAGCACTTATCAAGACAATCAAGGTTGTGGGTGGAAGGCTTGGAACGATACAGATTGTCCTAAAGAGTGGCTTTAGAGGACAATGGTATATCAATAAATGTTGATGCACTTAAAAAAAAGTTGCAGGAAAGATTTCCTAATCACAATTTTGACATACCAAGTCCACCAGACACAAAATGCAAACAAGAATATGACTGTAAGAGATTAGGTAACATCACTTACAGTGATAAGGAAGGAAATATATATTGTGGAAAAAGATACAAACAAACAAAAGAAAATAACCCATATCATTGGGAGTATAAAGAATGCCATGCTCTTTTGGAAAAAGCAAGACCAGAAGACAAGCAAAAAGAACTCCCATTTTGATATAATTTCTTTTTTTGAGAAAAACAATTATGGTTACAATGGAATTAGAATTATTTTTAATAAACTAGAAATAGATATTACTGATTGGGTACATGAAAAAATAACTCGTGAAAGAGGTGGCATGTCTTTCATGTTGCCTAATTGTGAAGGTGAGTTTTATTTAGCTTGGGATGATATATATAATTTAGATATTAAATTTGTAAATACACAAGATGAATTTAAATCACAAGTAAGTTTACCTGATTTTGAATACATGATTAAGGAACTAGAAGAACAAAGAAAAAGACATGTAGGACAGATTAGAAATATGCTTATCAATCATTTTAATGGGTAGTTCTTACCAAGATTCTTACGAATCTCGTAATAGAGGACAGGACATGGCAGATATTGCTATGCAAAACTATCTTAAAACAAGTGGTTATGAAGAAAACAAAGACTATTTAAGAATAGGAACTGACCCAAAAACAAACAAACTAGATTTATTTTGGTTTGCCACAAAAATAATATTGCTGCCTGATTACATTTTAGTTGATTCAGGTTACATTTATTTTATAGAAGTAAAAGGCACAAACAAATTAAAAGAGGATGATTACTACCAAATACAAGAAATGGCTTACAAAGGCTCACGATACAAAGAAGTCAAAGTAGGATTAATGTATTTTTCTAATAGTAATGCAAATCCAAAATGGTATGACCATCTTAAATTAAGAGATATGTGGATGGATGAAACAATACCTATGAAGTATTATCCAGAGTTAGATTTTAAAGGTAATAAAAAACCTTACAAAGAAATGCCTTACAATGGACAATAATTATCCCATCCTTTGTCATTAATAGTAAAAGTTAAAACACCAGGATGACTCCATAGTCCTGTTCGTTCTGTAAAATCTATACTGGCATCAATACTTGGACATTGAAACCAGGTCCTATCACCTTGTTGCTTCATACGAAGATGATGATAATGTGCAGTAACTAATATTTCTGCATCACCTGCAGGTAACCACCCATACATTTGACCCTTCCACCAATTTTCTATTTTATTTTCTGGATTACCTTTACCACCTGTCATGTGTCCATGTGTAAAGCTGACCTTTTTACCTTTTATAATTAAGGTTTGATGAAAACCTTCAGGTATGTTCACTTCTACTTTTGCATATCTATCTGGATTAGCTGACATAATTTCTTTACATATTTGTAAGTGCATTGTGTCGCTATTGTCTAATCGTGATGATGCGACTTGTCCTTTTGATGTTCTTGTCATTTCACCATGATTACCAGGAACACCACATAAAATTAACTTTGGTGCATGTGGTAAGAATGTG